GTGTGCTCTGATCTAAGCATAAAATGCCCCCACCCTGCCAGGGTGGATAAAAGATCTTTGGCTGTGCTAACGACCACAGCGTCGTGTACTTATTTATAACATATATATATATAGGGTCTCGTACAAAGACCCATAGTGGCGCGATAAGACGACCGCTTGCCAAAGCGGTCGAATTCAAACGTTCCCCACGCCAGCGGGGAACAACGATCCGTCCGTGCGAACGACTCCAGCATCTTGCGAATTCTCAGGTACATCGTAAAAATACACTCGAGAAAAAGAAGAACTGTAAGCCCCTGTTCCGCTCAACGGATTCCTAAAGGCGCAAAACTCCTGTCTACCCCCATTCAAATATTTCAAGGCGGAATAGTCCACCAAAGACAAGGTGGCTTCAGTAATGGGAGCAAGGGGCTCAACCGTCGCAGAAACATACCTCAACGCATTATTAAGGCACAATAAAGGTGCATTAGCTAAATAATAGAGGGCAAAATCGCCCCCTGGTATTGTGTAACGCTCCAGAAAAGTTGCCTCAGCTTGAGGACGTGTCTGATTACCCTTGGCCTCGTCCCACATAATGGTGTGGGCCTGGGTCGCAGTAGTGTTATTAAACACGAGTTCGTTCAACTCAAATCTTGTATTCGCATAAAAAGGTATCTCAACCTCAATCACAGGATTCAGCTTACTGATATTCGTATGTGCTCCATCAAAAGTATTCTGGAGTAAAACATCACTAGCGTAAGGACCAGGCTGGTGCAATACATCAGCGGGATTGGACACCCACGGCTGAGGAAAAGCAGTGACGTTGCACCAATCAGGAGCCGGACAGGGAGTCGCACCAGATACGGTCCCATTCACTGACTGACATGTCGATATGGCAGTAGTGTTGCGGTCCGGACTGCCCGGCGAGGACACAGTGGACAAACCATAACAGCAATACGCCTGATCCCACAAACCACCTGAGGCAGGAAAATAATGCAAAACATCGTTGGCTTGTGCTGGTGTCAAGTGGGATTCAGTGAGACTGTTGCCGACAATGGTACGTCCCGTTATAACTCCAGAATCTGGCAAACGTTTAACCGTAAAGGTGGCGTTGCCTTGATTGGTCTTAGAAACACCGCCAACGGCGGGATCAATACCAGCTAGGACATATTTATTGCGAAGAGAACCTTTTCTCGCAACAAATAACCGCGTCACGAAATGTAACATAGTCAAATTACCAGGGTTGGTCCTCAACATATCCCCCAAATTTTCCTCAGCGGGATCATACTCACCAGAGTCATCACCCGTTAAAGGGGCATTGAGAGTGAACTTCGCTGGTGGAGGTACACAAGCCCCATTACGAGTCCATGGCTCACCCTTCTCAAATGTGCTCGTGGGAACAGCAGATTGACGCGAATTGGTACCAATGTTGACACCCAGCAAATCTGTCCACTTGTTCTGTATTGGGGCAGGACCGGGATAAGGGGGAAAATTCGGCGCAATAACCATGTGCCGATCAACTCCTTCTCGGGGCTGCTCAAGGAGCGCATCAGATCTACAATAAATCTCGCGGTTATAAAGCGACCAACGAGACATCAACTCCCACCAAGAAGTCATACTCTCACCAAATGCAATTGAAGACATAGCGGCCGCTGGCTGGGATGTATCACCAAATTCAGCCATCAAAGGAGGATCAGTGGGTACATTTTCCCCTTCGGTTGAACCCATCGCCGCTGAGTCCATTTTGGCTTCAAATGTTCGCTCACTCCTAACTGACAAAACGCCAACGGTGACTGGCACTTGATCAGTCTTGAAATTTGGAGGAAAACCGGTCGGATCGGTGAAAGAAATGCGATTCAAATCACGTGTCGTCGGCTGCTGAAAATCAATATCAGGTCCACAGCTCGAAAACACATTAATACGCACATCTGTGTTCAAACCAACGGAGTTAGCAGGTACCGCCAAACGGTTAAGAACATAAATCGTAAACACTCCGTTGCTAAAACTGCTAGGGATGTTGGCAGAATTATAACCCGGTGTAAATTCAGGTCTACCGAAATTCCTGGTAATAAGATCAAAGGCGCTATCAGATTCACCAGTAGAAGAAACTGGTATAGGTACCAATGGTAAATAAGGTGCCTGCTGCATGTACCCGACATCAAAAGTGAAATCGCGGCCTGCATCACCACCAATGTCCACCGTACGACTATACTGGACATTCATCAAATCCTCAGGGTAAAGATTCACATTGTTGGTCATCAAATAATCGGCAACTGGATCATAAACTATCCTAATACGGCCCCTATGCATATTCGAGGCAACAATCTGCAACCTATATCGCATGGTACCCCTCCAATACCCAAAAGGCATAGCTGAATAGGCACTGGGAGAAGGTATAGCAGTAAGCGGACCTCGGGCCCCCTCAATAAGTGGATCAGTTCGCTGATACCGAAAATACTGAGGTGTAACCCGTGCAGACCATAAAGGTGTTTCAGCAGGGGCACTGACTGGCCAAATAAAACTATCTAACCAAGCTTCCCTCATGGCCAAAGTCTTGATTGCGTCCTCATTGGAATCTTGAATACCAACTGTATTTGAAGCAGTGTTGAGTAGAGAAGAACCAACTTCCAATCTATCAATGACACCATCGGCTCCTGGTGTAGATAAATCGCCGAGAAAATCGGGAAGATACTCCGTTCTACCTTTTGCCTGAAAAGTTCGATTCGCGACATCGATATCAAGACCTTGCACCGCAGAAGTAGGAAGACTCAATTTAACGTCTTCAGCCCACAAAAACACCTGGATAGTGACAGGATCTGTCGCACCATTGGCATGTTTCAACTCAGCCATACTACTGGAGTGGACAACGCCAGCATGCGTGTAAGTGGCACCATATGGCCCCAAACCAGGTGTAGGCATGGGACCACCAACATGGGCTGTACCGGGAAAGCCGGATCCACTGCTCGCAACAAATTTGGATTCGACCTCACTAGGGCAAGCAACCCAGTCCCTCTGGGGTATTCGAAACCAATTCGCTCCCCAGAAGAACGGGAAAACCATCTCACCACCCATAGACTGTCCAGGATCAATAAAAATCTTGGGCCATTGGGATTGGATGACTTTGCAAACCTCCTCGGAATCGGATAAAGGTAAAATGTCACCACCACCGGTGCCATAAGCATAACCAAATTCTCCATAAGGGTCCAAGGTGTTACCAAACTGGTAGCGCTCACCAGGCTCCGTCAACAAGGGACGATAAGACACCATACCGCGGCCAAAATGCATGGGAGAACCATTGACGATAATCTTCATGTGCATCTTGCACCGCATTAAATAAAAATTCCTCAATTTCTCCGCAACCGCGGGACTATCAAGGAAGTGGGCCCAAGGATTGAAATAAATCACTGGGAAAGGGGCCCCCACCTGCCAAATGTGTGTGGCGGCCAAAATGGGTCTCTTCAACCAATTTGCCAAATCCACATCTGGACAACCACCCCAATCGTGGGTGGGATCTTCATCGCCATTAATAGTGGCAATGAATTGCGCCTCCGAATCATCGAAGGCAAAAGTCTGCTGAATTTGGACGTCAGCAGTCGTACTAATATTAGTAATAGTTTCTGAGCTATAATTCGGAAAGGGACGTGCTCTAATGTCCCGATCTATAACAACGATACATAAATTAACTACATTACATGGGACCACCCGGCATGTACAACCGGGCCAACATCAAAATAATAATAGGGTGTATTCGACAACTCAGTGAGTCCGTCGGGCTACAACAACCCATGGCTAAATTAGACCCACGTTCGCCAAACGTGGGAATTAAAAATGGACACCTACACCCTCTCGTAAGAGAGAGTGATGGCATCCTTGCTACCTAAAAGAGTAAAGGTAGCATCATGCACCAGCTTGTGCTTTTCCCTAGTCTTGAGTATTCGTGGACACAACCGCCCATCCTTACAAAACTTTTCCACATACCAAGAAAGGGCAATATTCCAATCGAACAATTCCGCATACTTCACATCCAACCCAGTGGACTCGGGCTTGTACTTGGGGTGGTTGAAAGCCAGAACCCTATTCCGCAGCTTCGTGAAATGCTCCTTACCATAAGGGATGGATTGATAAACCTGGGCCCTCATCTCCTGGAACAAAAGCTCAGAATCTTCTAAGGGTGATTTTGTCTCCCAAGCGCCCAACATCTTAATCAGACTCGTGGAACCCAATGGGGCCGCCATAATCAAGACGGTTTGATCAAAATAAAGTGGTTCCTCCAAACAATCAGCGTAGCTATAAGCCGGTATATGTATCATACGACCTGAATGTTGAAGAAAAACAATGTCCTCGGGTTTTTGATAAGGTGATGCAGCCTCTGATCCCTTACTGGCAAGGGTTGCAAGAATACCATACTTACCCATCGTCCCCTGATAATCCGTGAAACAAAAAGGCTTAACACCAGCCTTGCGGCACGCTTTGACAAACAAGGGGGTAACTCCCGTCCTGCTATCATCACCATGGGACTGGTGCAAAACAAACTCACTAAGACACTCCGGAAGAGGTATCGAATGCTGATGGCAGAAATCAATTACTACGGCATACATAAGAACCTGGTTCATAAAAGAGTTCAAAAGGAGTGTGATCACCAATCCACTTGGCATGACAGAGATCATAAAGATGAGACTACTATAAAAGACCGCTGTGTTTGCCCACCATCGGAGTAGGGTCCAAGCATAAACCCTGATTTGGTGGTTGTAAGTGTTCGCATGAATGTGCTCGTCAATGACCAGCTCTATCATAACTAACAAAGTCTCGGCAGATAACGAATATGGCATGGTCTTATCCCAAGCTGA